ATATTTGACTATCCTATTATGCGTGGACAATTCCTTGCAATGCCTGGCTGGTGGAGAGACACAAAGAAAGAAGGTTACTCTATCAACGGTGGATTCTTTAAGTACTATCCGAAGGACTGTAAGTATATCTACGATAAGTTTATGAAAGATATACACGGGTGGCAGAGACACTACATTGATAATGGGGTTACAAAAGGCCCTGTTAATGGAGAGCAGTACTTTGTCGAAGACTCAGTATTACAAAAATTAGAACTTATCACATTACCCAAAGAATGGTTTACTCGCTGGGTTGTAGACTCCGATATTGTAGGTAGGAGTATGACTACATGGCAAGTACAGATCACACGTAAGTATCGGGAGATAACAGGGAACGACTATATATTCCTTGGTGGTGAGTTTCATCCAGATATCAAATTCGTACACTTCACACACAGAAATAACAAGCCTCATGAATGGGAATACTATGAACAAATTCGTTTACGTTAGTCATGAGTTTCGTACTCTATATCAGAGTATGTACTTCAAGAATACTCAGAAGGTCTGGGATACTTCTTGGGTAGATGAAGACTTTAAAGAACAACTTGAATTTAAACTTCAAGAAGAACAACATATGCTTAGAAAATACACAAGGCCTCATACTGCATACCTTAATGATATAGAAGGTGAGACTGAGCTTGTATTCAACATGAGTATGAAACATTTTGGTGAGCCCCAGAAATATGAATGGACTGCTGATCTGACAGAGAAATTTACAGACCTTCTTATGGAAAAAGCGATATCTATTAGAGACAAGGGTAGAAAAATTCAAGTATTATATTCTGGAGGAATTGACAGTTCTGCAGCACTACTTGCTTTATATGAGGTTTGTCCTAAAGATCAGATTGAAGTTGTCATGGGAAGAACTGGCGAAGGTGGTGCTGGTTTTAGAGCTAAAGATCAGACTGATCCTGTAAAGCAAAATCCTTGGATGTTTGATAATATTGTAAAACATTTGGATCACACATTCACTGATGATTTAAATGGTTACTGTGATCCTAGCAAATATGTGTTTGTCACAGGCAATGAAGCAGATCGTTTATTCGGGTCTACTGGTTATACTCTAATGACTCAATACTCTAAACCAGATGGTGCTGATTACCAAGAACATTGGGGAAAGGCTCCAACTGATGAACTTGATGAAAATTGGCAATGGAACCAAAACAGGTGGTGGGGTATAACTAGGTACACATATCTTATGCAATCTTTTCGTATGATGGCAAACATTTCATGTGATAAGATTGATATGGACAACTACCAGCCCATGTTCTTTGATAGAAAGATGTTACAATTTGCTATCAATCTACATATCCAAAAGAAACATAAGTGGTACAACTGTGGAGCCTTAGCAGATGAGAAGAAATTTAGAGATGGAAAGATGTGGATACGTGACGCTATATTTGATATAACTAAAAATAGTTGGGTATCATATAACATGCATAAGACTATTTCATCTGCAACTGATCTTAATAAAAGGCAGTCTGTTCCTCTGCCATTGCGCTTGAAGGTGTTAGCAATAACAGAAGATGGTACAGTTGTTAATAGAAAAAATTTAATGGAATATGTCTGTAGGGAGTCTTTTACGATATGAAAAAATTCTGCTATGTAAGTAATGATTTCAAAAATGCTTGGAGAATATTTTTTGCCAATAAGAAGATGTTATGGGATACCTCTTGGGTAGACGAATCTGTTTTGAAGAGATTCTTTGAACTTTATAATAAAGAGAATTCTGATCTGAAGAAGTACTCTCGCCCAGCTAACTGGTATCTTAATGACCTAGAACAAAAGGATACTTATTTGTTTCCTATGGCACAATCACATTTTAACGGTGCTGGCCAGAAGTATGAATATACAGAGGGGTTGCCTTCTCTTAAAGATATCTTATTAGAGAGAGCCGCTGATATAAGGGATCAAGGAAAACCTATTGAAATATTGTATTCTGGTGGGATAGATAGTTCAGCTGTAGTTCTTGCTTTTAATGAAGTATGTCCCAAAGATCAGCTGAAGATTTGGATGGCAGGAGATCATTGCATTACCAACAACAAAAATCTTTTTGATAAAATTGTTAGTAATTTGGAATGGGAAATGACAACAAATCTAAATGGTTGTTGTGACCCTAGTAAAAATGTATTCACATCTGGTAATGAAGCAGATAGATTGTTTGGTGCTGATGGTTACACTCAAATGATGGGACACTCAAAACGAGATGAGAATAGTAAGAACGGATATAAGATACTAGGGCCAAATGAACCACCCACTACAGATCATCCAGACAACTGGCAGTGGAACCAAGACCGATGGTGGGGTATTACTAGTCACACATATCTAACACAGTCTTGGAGAATGTTACGTAATGTTGAATGTGATAAGATAGTTATGGATAATTTCCAGCCTTTGTTTTTTGATAAAAGAATATTACAGTATGCTATAAACATCCATATGGATGGAGAAATGAAGTGGTACAACTCTGGTCTATTGGCTGACCCTCAGAGATACAAAGAGGGCAAGATTTGGGTAAGAAATTTTGTTTATGAAATGTCGGGCGATAAAGAATATTCTTATAATATCGGTAAGACATTAACTACTGTATCAGATATAAATGAAATGTTTAAGTTACCACTGGCTCCAGACTTTAATGTTCTTGGTGTTATGGACGATGGTACTGTTGTAAATAGAGACAATATGATGGAATATATGACCAAAGAACACACATTGTTCTCTAATGCTATATAAATATAAATAGAACAAGAGGAGATTAATAATGGCTTTTACATTAACTACAACGTCTGTCGCAGTTAGAGATGACACAAGCACACCGTGGTTCCATGAAGTTGATAATGATGCAAGGACTGCCTTTTTAGCTTGGCGTGATACAAATTATATCGACACCAATAAAACTTCTGCATGGTCGGCTACTGAATCTGCTGATGAGACAACTCTTACTTCTGTACGACAATTTGTAGACAGGGATGGGATAAATGCATGGTTAGCGGAATCCAATGTAAAAACTCAGATGGCTGCTCGAAAAGTGTATGAAGATGCAAACGGAATTACTAGAACAGGCACAAGGATGCTTTTAGGCAGTTACCTTGCTTTCTCTGGTTAGTTTATTCAACAAATGATTCTATACCTTGTTCTTTATTATACTGAGACAGCAATTCTCTTCGTGCCACAATCACTGGGTCTTCTAGATAATCAATGTTGGCTGACTTGTCTTTAAACAGAGTACGAGACGTTTTTGACAATCCATCCTTAGACATCATCGTATTGGTTGTAATCATTTTGCCAGTATCTCTATATGTTTCCATAATATGTGCTTTGTGATCTTCTGATTGCTCTGACCATTCTACATCAACACTTGGTCTAGTCTGGATCAGTATAGTCATATAACCTTTTACTTGAGCGTCAGTCATTTTCATTCGTTCAAATTTCTGTATAGCATCTGGTTCATCGTGACGCAGAAGGCCTCGCTCCTCTCGTATTCTAATAGAGTTAGCAATAGAAACTCTGTTCAATACTTCAACAACATCAATATCAATTTTCCAAGGGACATGCTTGTGGTAGTGAGTGAGCAATTCTTCTAGTCCATTCCAACCAATCCAACGGTGAACCATTCTAAATTCCCAGTGAGGATTACATTTGGATTTTGCTTCCCAATCTATTAGTCCAGTAAGATTTCCCTGCTCATCTACAAAAATATTCTGTCTCCACAAGTCTCCATGAATTATACACCGTTCTTCACCCAAAGGCCCTTTTAGTTCTGCTAAGTCAAACAAAGCATCTTCTATATATTCGTCTTTAGTTGCCATCGGCATTAAAGACTTTATTACAGAGTGCATTTGGTGTGGACGGATACCTTTGACTCTGAGATTGGTACTGTGTAATTCTCCCAACAAATTTCCAAGTTGCTCGTTGAATTTACGACTAGGCATTATAGGCCCACCCTTACCATAAGTATGAGCGAGCTGTTCGCCTGGCACGTGCTGGCCCTTTATCATTTGATCTAAAGTAACCATTCTTCTATCTCCTTGTAATTCGTAAATATTTCAGAATAATCTGGATAAGGTATTACTCCATCCTTATCTAATTCTTCATATGTAACAACAGTATGCTCAAGTCTGGACATAAGCATGTTTGTGAATTCTTCTCTTGCCTTGTATTTATGCATCTGCTCGATTGAACCTGTAAAGGAATGTGGTTCTGGGGTTGTTCTCCATTCATAATTATACGTACAAAATTCTCTTGGAGCAGGATATCCAGGCATACTACAAAACATGGCCGTTTGTTCAAAACAAAAATGAGATACTTTATCGTGTTGTTGAAACCAAATTAGAGTGAAATCTTTCAGTATTTTCTCAGCAATGTCAAGTCTCTTTTCTACAGGAAGCTTCCATTTCTTGGGGGTATTGGTTAATTGTAATGGCATACACTTAACAACATATGGTAGGGGGAAATTGTGGAGATGATTTAGACGCACACGCATTTCAATATCTGTTAACAAATCTTCATTAACATTCCAATTAATATCCACAGTCTTAGTTTTAAGCTCTGATTTTAGTTGGAGATTAACCATTTTGTTTCGGCCAAACCATTCATTACCATTTACTAGGTCTTTGTCTTTAGCAAACTGCTTAAGAAAATAGTAAGAACCAGAACGGGGAGTACAGACGATGCAATATTCACTCACTCAAACCACCCTTTAATCTCTTCAATATTTTCAAATTTCTTTTCATAGTCTATGCCCATCTTAATTGTTAACACAGTTTGCACAGTGTTATCAACCTCTAATCCATACTGCTCTTGTAGATGAGCAAGAGTACTTAAAGGATCATCTAGAAAATTCTCAAACGCTACTAGAGCTCCTTCATTGTGAGTATAATAGAAATCCCAGAACTGTTCTAGCTTAGTCATAAACCTATCATATTCTTCTTTGGTAGCTATGAGACTATTATCTTTAATCTCTGGCCTCTCAGATGCGTAATGAATGTGGTTGACTTTTGTTCGTAAACGTGTTATATGACTCAAAAATTGTGATAGTACGTCTTTTCTATACAACCAGATACAGGGAAATCCACTAATCATTTCCCCGAAGTGTTGATCTTCTGGTAGGTAGTGGGGAAGGATTTTAAGAAGGTGTGGTTGTGTTGCCCAGTTCTGATCATCTATATCTTTATAGTCATTCTTCTTTAGCCATGAGGCAGGGTCATATAGTCCGAAGGTGTTGCAAAGGAACCTACGGAAATACGTGCTACCACTCCTAGACGTTGCAATTAACCCTATTCTCATGTACCTATATATAACTATGAAAGTTATTGAATCTACATTCGAGGAAGTGTTTCCTGTCTGGCGTGACAGACTGTGGCCCAATAGGATTAGTGCAATTGAACCTATGAGTAGTCTGTGCTGGAGGCAACCAAAAGATATAATAAAGGACAGTTCGATATTCGATAAGTATGTCCCCAGTTTCTTTGCTTTGAAGATAGATGATGAAATTGTTGGAGTGAATAGTGGATTTAAAACAAGTGAGAAAGTTTATCGTTCTAGAGGATTGTGGGTAAGTGAACAACATAGAGGTAGGGGATTTGGCCAACTTCTTTTGTTACAAGCAATAGTTCAAGGTAAAAGCGAAGACTGTCATTGGATATGGAGTATGCCACGAAAAACCGCTTTGGGGTCTTACGAGAAGGTAGGATTCAAAAAAAGAGGTAAGTGGATAGACCAAAAGGTAGAATTTGGGCCCAATTGTCTGGCTACCCGCCAGATAATATATAAATAGAGGACAGGAGATAGTATATGGCCATTCCAACAAGTAAGACTACTTTCAAAGAATACTGCTTACGCTCATTGGGTGATGGTGTTATTGATATTAACATATCAGATGCCCAAGCGGATGATCGAATTGATGAAGCGATTCAGTATTTCTCTCAATATCACTATGAGGGAATTGAAAGGATGTACTTAAAACATCTTATCACACAAGCAGATGTAACTAGAGCTACATCTAACACAGCATCAACTGGAACCGATCCAGCAGATGACACTATTACTGCGAGTTGGTTAGAAGGTGGAAACTATATTCCTCTGCCAACTTCTGTCATTTCTGTCGTTCAAGTATTTCCTCTTACTGGTACTGGTACTGGGGCAAACATGTTTGATGCCCGTTATCAGTTACACCTAAACGAATTGTTTGATCTCTCATCTACATCTGTTATTCAGTATGAGATGATGAAGAACAACCTAGATTTCCTAGAACACATTCTCATTGGTGAAGCACCTATCAGATTTAACCAACATCAAAATCGTTTATATATTGATGCCGATTGGTCTACTGATTTTGTTGCTGGTCAAGACTACATTGTTATTGAGTGTTTCCGAAAACTAGACCCAGCAACATTTACAAATGTGTATGATGATGTTCTACTGAAACGATATGCGACTGCTCTTATTAAGAAACAATGGGGTGCAAACCTATCTAAGTTTAGTGGCGTTGCAATGCTAGGTGGTGTTACCATGAACGGTGAAACCATTTACTCCCAAGCGCTTGAGGAGATTACCAAGTTAGAGGAAACAATCTTCTTACACGAACCTCCAATACTTATGGCGGTAGGATAAAAAATGGCCGTAAATAAACACTTTCACACCAGTGGGCGGACTGCTGTTACGTCAGAACAGAATCTATATGCTAACCTTGTATCTGAAGCAATTCAAATCCACGGGCATGATGTGTATTATCTAGATCGTACTCTTGTTGCAGAAGACACTGTGTTTGGTGAAGATTCTCTATCTAAGTTTCAAACACAGGTTCCTATAGAAATGTATATGGAAGACAATCAATCTGGATTTGCTGGCCAGCAAGAATTGATGAGCCAATTTGGTTTACAGAATTTGAGTGAGGCAACCTTTGTCGTAAGTAAGAATCGTTTTCAAGATAAGACTAAACAGATTACAATAGAGAGTGGAACAGACACTTCTTCATCTGGAGCAATTGAGATGGAGAGTGGAACGCTAACAACGCTAGACGGCGGGTTTCTTATTTCAGAGGCAGATGTTTCTGATTCCGACAGACCCCTAGAAGGCGATGCAATCTACCACCCTATCTTAAAGAAATTATTTGAGATCAACTTTGTGGATCATGACGATCCTTTCAATCAATTAGACAACAACCCTGTATATAAAATGCGTTGTCGTTTATATGAATACAGTTCAGAAGCACTGGATACTGGTATATCTGCAATTGATGCTATCGAAGATGCCTTGTCTACTGACACCCTTGGTTATCAAATTTCATTAGAACAAACTACTGCTCAGAATGAACCATTCAGATTAGAATTATTTGCTGATAATGGTTTGATTGCAGATGAGGATGGCGATAATATTATAGGTGAGGATGACTCAACTTCAGTTGGTGAGAGTATTCTTATGGAACACAATATCGATACTGGTCATGGAGGCTGGTTAATTTCAGAGGACTATATAATAGGAACAGGTGGTGTAAACACTAATAGTGTAGATAAGTCTGCACAAAATGAATTATTTGACGAATTGGATGATACGATCTTAGACTTCTCTGAGAAAAATCCATTCGGTGATGCTGGGAGTAGTTAATTATGTTAGGACAACAATTTTATCACGAAACAATTCGAAAAGTGGTTATCGCTTTTGGAAGCATGTTTAACGATATACATTTAGTACGAAAAGACAACGAAGGAAACATTGCACAGTCAATGAAGGTTCCCTTGGCTTATGGCCCAAGACAAAAGTTTCTGGTTAGGTTGCGAGAAGACGCAGACCTTACGAAACAAGTTGCTGTTACGTTGCCTCGTATTGGTTTTGAGATTAAGGGTCTGACTTATGATCCTGCTCGTAAACTAAACCGTGTACAACAGTTTAAGAAAGTTAAGAGTGGCGCTTCTAAGCAACTAGACACACAGTATATGCCTGTGCCTTATAATATTGAATTTGATTTATATATCATGGCAAAGCAATCTGATGATGCTCTACAAATTGTAGAACAGATTTTACCTTACTTTCAACCAGACTATACGGTAACTATTAATGACAATACTGATATGGGAATCAAACGAGATGTGCCCGTAGTGTTGGGTGGTATTACGTATGAAGATACTTATCAAGGCGAGTTTGAGAGTAGACAGACTTTAATCTACTCTTTGCAAATGACTGCTAAGTTCTATCTCTACGGGCCAGTCACTTCCACTAAGGTTATCAAAACTGTTCAGGCAGATTCATTCGCTGACATGCCAGATAAGACACCTACTAGGGAACAAAGATATACGGTTAGTCCAAAACCCGCTACTGCTAATGCAGAAGATGATTTTGGTTTTAACGAATCTAGTTCATTCTTCCAAGATGCGAAGTCCTATGATCCAGAAAGTGGAACCGACAAGTAATGTCTTCTGATCCGATAGGTGAAGCTCTTGGTGTAGTCGAAGAGATTACTAAAGAAGTTGAGGTAATCGGCCCAACTTCTAGATATCCAGCGGAGCTTACAGATGGAAATGATGATGACATCGAAGCAGATTATGTTCATCAAAGAAAGATGTTTTATGCTTTGGTCGAGAAAGGGAGTGCCGCAATTGATGGAATACTCATGCTTGCTAAAGAAGGCGAACACCCCAGAGCGTACGAAGTAGCGGGACAACTGATAAAGAATGTTGCAGAAGTAACAGAGAAATTAGGCGATCTTCAAGAGAAAATGAAGAAACTAAAAGAGGTTCCAGGCAATGCGCCGAAGAACGTCACAAATGCCCTATTTGTAGGGTCAACTGCTGAATTGCAGAAAATGTTAAAAGGAAAGTGAAAATATTATGAGTTTTACA